CTCTGCTTTAGCTGCTGGGATCAGCTTATCAATGTTCTTGATACCCAAGACTTCCAACATGCGCTTATGTAACTCTGGCATGTCATAGATCTGTGGAGCCTGTGCTGCCAACTGTAGTACTGCTTGATACTGCGTAACCCGCTGTGCAAGGGTTGTTGCATTAGGATCAGATACTGGTATGACATCAACCAAGTCATAGTCAGCTTGTTTGACCAGCCTTCCGCCAGGCGCATCTACATCGTAGCTATATTCTGTAGGTGCATAGTCTCTAATAATAGAGGCAAGAAGCTTAAACTCCTGACGCATGGAGTAATGAAGCCTTGCCTGCACCGCAGACATGACCTTGAGGGTTCTCTCCAATACGGCAAGCGTCGTACCAACCGGTGTATTCGCGGACAAGTCCGAAATCTGCATATCAGCCGTTGCAGCAAACCGACGGCCTTCCTGAACTATCGTCTGTAGCAACTGGTAAAGAACCTGACTTGGCTCTTTGTAAGGTAGCGGAAGGATGTTGTCCCTAATAGAACCTGATGGCACATCCACATCCCTGAACTCACCCGGCGCGATCGGTGTGTCATCACCCTTCACTCGCAGGCCACGGGACTTCAATCCACCAGGAAGGTTCGATAACGTACCCGCATCTACCAACTGACGAATCAAAGACGTGCCCGACTTGGCAAACGCACCTACTAAGTGGATCAATCCAAAGCCATAGAACCCAAATCCCGGAATGTACGGGTAGTGGACAAAGTGCATCCGCTTGAGCTTTAACGGATCCTCTTCATACCAGTTCCTACGAATGGCTAGGATCTTGTTTGTGCTTTCATCAATCGTCACCACATAAGGCAGTGCAATTTCCGTGGGGCCGTTCTTGTCAGTATCTTCAAATCCTGGAAGATCTAGCTCTACGTGCATCTCAAGAATGCGATACCTGTCATCCATCGTGGCTGACATACCTTCTTCTTCAGCCTTACGCTTTTCTACCTCACTTAATACCGTGGATGGCTCGCCTAAATCCACATCGCGCCAGAATCCTGCGTGCTGAAGCTTCCTCACTTCATTTTGTGTCTTACGCATGATGTGCGTAATCCTTGGCGCCGACCTTAAATCACTCGCACCAAAGGGAACCACAATATCCTCTGCCGGAATAAACATAGATACCGGCCGTCCAAGCGAAGGATCGTAGTAAACCTTCTTAAATGCCGACCCTGCCAAGGCCAAGGACCAAAGCATCTTCTCGTGCTCAGGTCTGTACTCAGGCATCTCTTCCGTTAAACGGTAGTTCATGTCATCTTTGACACGCTCTGCCGCATCCTCTTTCTCTTTAGTAAGCGATCCAACAATCTGCGTCTTCACCGGCCCCGAGGCAGGGAAAGTCTCCATGATGGATTCAGCTTGGAACCGTACGGCAGCCTCTGACAGCAGTGGATAAAACACACCGCACGCCCCAGGCCATGGTTCTGTACGCTCTTCGTACTTCAAACCAAGAAGCTTCAATCCATCAGCGTAGGTATCTACCCATTCCTTTCGAGATGACTTGTCTGTCTCATAGTCTTGGATCAGATCACCAGCAATAGAAGCCAGATCCCGGTCATCCATATACTCAGCAAGGTTGGCATCAAAATCTTCTGGGCTTTCACGCTCTGCCTCAAAGACAATCTCTACGCCATCTGCTGATATGGCTAACGCATCTGGGTTCTCAATCTCAATTTCCACTTCCGTGGGCTCTTCCATGGCGGCATCAAGACCTAATGGCGCAGGATAAAGTGCAGGTTCCATCTTGGCTCCTAGTAATAAGCAACCTTGCGCCGGTATATCGGCTCGCGGTCTTCATCATCTGATTGCAGGCTTAAAAAACCGCCCGTCCTAAAGCGTAATAAGGCTTGGGTCATCGAGTCTACTAGGTCATCATGCTCGCCCGAAGGAAAAGCTGCGACTTCCTCAATCAACTCATCCGCAAACTTACGCTCCGGCACCCAGATCCGCCCCGAAGCAAACAGATCCGATACAGCATTGAGCCTCACGATCTTGTCGTTTCCTTTGGTAGGACTGTACTCGCTGACCGGTATACCCATCCTCCTGAGTTCAAAGACCAACGGGCTTCCTGCTGCCTTGGCTTCAACCAAAAATACATCCGGTTCCCACTCGCGGTAGGTTTCATAAGCCTTCTGCTTAAGTTCAGGGAATTCATATCGGTCCTTAAACGCATCCAGCAAGATGATATTCGTTTCTCCCTCCTCTGTCGTCCACACACCCCATGTAGTACAAGCAGAAAAGTCAGCCCTATTGTGCTTAAGAAACGCCGTGTCCCAACTCTGAATCACAAAATCACATGGCGGCGGCCTATCACCCTCCCAAACCTTCCACCACTCTCGCTTAACAATCGCACCTTCCTCAGCCGTCGGCTGTTGCTGGTACTGAGCATTCCATTTACCTACCGGCAACTCCTCTTTAAGCGCCAGTAATTCCTCTAACTTCCAAAACTCAGGCCAAACAGGTTTACCTGACGGCATAATCGCAGGTAATTCAATCACCTCCCAATCATCGCCACCTCTTGTTTGGCTTGCTTTAATAACTTGGCCCGTAAGGTCTCTCAACGACCACCTAGTCATTACAATAATTATAGCGCCCCCAGGTTGTAATCGCTGCCGCGGCCCTGACGTATACCATTCATATACTGAATCAAATATATCTGGTTTATGAGCCGCTAATTTTGCTTCTTGTTCTGAATGCGGATCATCAATAATTAATAAATCAGCGCCTTTACCCGTCACAGAACCACCAACACCGATGGAAAAATACTCACCACCCTTATTAGTAGCCCATCGTCCAGCCGATTTATTATCTGCTTTGAGTTTTACATCAGTAAATACTTGATTATATTCTTCTGAATCAATTAAGTTTCTAACTTTACGTCCAAAACCAACAGCTAATTCAGCAGTATGTGAGGTCTGTATTATCTTTTTATTCGGATTCTTACCCAAAAACCAAGCAGGTAATAAATAACTTGCAAACTCAGACTTGGTATGTCGAGGCGCCATATTAATAATAAGACGTTTATTATGTCCATTAACAACATTTTCAAACGCCTTAGCCACGACCTCATGATGTTTACCAGGAATAAACCCTGGCCACATGCGTTTTACAAACCCCATGAAATCATTTTGAGCATGGGACTTTGCATCTTCCCTCTCTAACTCCTCTATCTCCTGAAGCAGTATCCGCTGCTCATCCTCAGTAAGTAGATGAAGCTTCCCGGCAGCTGCTTTGGCTAACTGCCTAATGTCCATCTTTCTTCCTAACCACCCGAACACTCCTAGGCTTACCAGGCGTCTTCTTCAAATACCCCTGCTTACACAGACTCTTCACCAGTCTATGCACATTACTCTTACTATCCTGTAGCAACACAAACCGTATGTCGTCATACGAAGGACCAAAGTGGTACAACTCCCACCAAGTCTTCACAGCCAGCAGGACTTTTGCCTCTGCCTGTGTCATATCAAACCTATCAAGATAAAACCAACACCCCACATCATCAAAACACCAGCAAAGTAATTCTGCGATGAATGCGATCTAGCCGGCGGCCCGTTCTCTGCCACCTTGTACCCAGCATACAGAAGCACAAGACCAACCACGATCTTCACTTCAACTCCCTAATCAACCCAGCACACACCTTCGCCCCAGGGTCCTTGGTATTCCTACCCCAGTCCTCACAAACCAAAGCACACCTCTCCCTCTCATGTATCTGTACTAACCTCATAAAAGACAACAAATCCCCAGTAGTACCTATCCACCCACCATCCCCAACCTTCATACCAGCACTACTGGCCATCTTCACCAGATTCATTCAACCTCCTCTGCACCTCTTCCCTAGCTTCCTCCCTAGGCTGCCACTCTATCTTCGGCACCTCCCCCATCGTCTCCGCATACCACCTCTTCGGATCCTCCCATATCGGCCTCTCCTTTTTTTTCCTACCCCCCGTATGGGAACCCACTCCCTCTTCCATGGGGGCCTCTTCTGAGGTAATTCCGCCCATGGACGGAATTGTAGACTTTAGTAGGGGGTGGGGGTCTTCTTCTGGGGCATCCAAAGAATGATCGGATGGTTCGTGTGGAGGTAAATTTTTTGAAGATGATTCGTGTGGATTATTGGACCTAGCGCCGCCCCCAGCCCCCTGGCCGCTTTGCCCCTCCCCCCCTACCGTGGGGTCGCCCTCGTGCCCCTGCGCGTGTGCGGGTGGGTGCTCGCGCGTGTGCTCGTGTGCATCCACGTCGATCACGCCGCCGAGCCTGGCTAGCTTTTCCCGCAAGCGTGCCGTTGTATCCGAGCCGGTTTGATGCGTGACAACCGAGCGGGTTTCGAAGGCGCTCACGTCGGCTAGCTGGCCGAGCATACGCAAAGCCTGAAGGCGATCGCTATCCTTTTTGGCTGTGCGTGCGAGGTGCTGAAGGGAATCTACGAGGAAAGATCGGATTTGTAGGGGGTTTTGCGAATACCTCAGCCGCTCGACCGCTTGTTGCTGCGACAAGGCCGCTTGCACATTATCTGCCGACGCCGCCCTGCTGGCCATCATGCTCACTGTCTTGCTGTTCGTTGTCTTGGGCTCATGCGTCATAAGGTACGCTTCCCGCTTAGTCGCCCCCGCCCCTATAGCCTCGACCAATGCTTTTTGCTTTGGTGTCAGCGGTATATGGGGAGTGAGCACTTTGTGTGCTGGTATTCCCTTGCTTATGAGGTCAACCGCTACCGGCGGTAATTCCTGCGCCTCACTTGCCATGCTTTGCCCTTCCCTTGCCGTGTGAACGAAATAAGAACGCATTATGACCGTTTATCTGCTGCAGTCAACCGCACGTCAGCTAGAACCTGCCATTAGTCCGTTTATACCCTTTAGCCTATTGCATACAATACATGACAAGCCTATGATGTATTGCATGTTCAATCACACCCTGGAGATCACCATGACAACCGATCAAGCAATTGAACTTGCTCTCAAGCATGCTAACTGTTCCAGCTCTCACGCTTGTTTATATGATGCCGTCAGAGTACTAGACGCTGAATGCTTTACCCCGGCCGAGCGTCAGCAATACGCTAAACAATGGGCAGCCCGATCGCTTGCTTACTCAGTGGGCATTTTCCATGCTGATTATCAAAAGGCAATCGCCTAATCAACCCGCCCCCTCGGGGGCTTTCCCTTGGAGCTTTCACCATGAAACACAACTACACTTTCCACAGCGACCCCGGACACGGCTGGCTTGAGGTTCCATTTGCCATGCTTCGCGCCTTGCACATCGAAGACAAAATTACCCCATATAGTTACATGAAGGGCAAAACCGCCTTTCTTGAAGAAGACTGCGACTTATCGACTTTCCTTCAAGCCTATCGCCTGCGCTTTGGGCATGACCCGAACATGTCCGAGTTACATGCGGAAGATTCGCCTATCCGGGGTTTTCAATCCTATCGCCAACCCTGAGAGCCTAGCCCATCGCCTCGCGTGCGGGGCTTTGGGGTGTGCTTTTGCACCATAACCAGAGAGAACCAATGAAAAAACTGATTAACCGGCTAGCCCTTAGGCTTGCACCCTTTACAGTGCGCGTGCTTAGCTCAGACCGCACTTATACCCACCGCGCCCACACTTACCGCGAAGCACTCGAATGGGCCCAGCAATATCCGGCCGATTGGGGTCGCGTCATTATCACCGGCCGCTTTGGTCGCGCCATCGCAGAACGGGGGCAAGCATGAAAACCTCAGAGCTAATAGGCACTGCCCTTGATTGGGCCGTGGCGAAGTGTGAAGGGCGGCAAGAGCCGGAACTGGTGAACAGCTTTGCCGTGGCTTGGTACACATGGCCCAACACGCACTACTCAACCGACTGGGCACAAGGCGGGCCGATCATTGAGCGAGAGGAGATTAATTTAGACAACTACGCGAAGAATCCAAAATGGA